AAGGTAACTCAATATTTGACTCATAACCTTCCTCTATGTACTCAAAGTCAAAAGTGCTTGAATCTGTGCTATTTGTTAAAGTATAAGCAGGTCTAGCCATTTTAACCCCTATGCTGTCTGTAAATTGAGTTCATTGATTAAGTCAAGGTCACCATTGCGGATTGCACCAATAATACTTTGAGCAATCTCTGAGAACTTGTCTATTGCGTTTTGGTCTGCGTTTCCGTTAATGGTAATAGGCATATTTATTTCTGTCTTGCCCATTGCTTTCATCTGCTCTTTAGTGAATACACCTTCACCAGCATTAACTCGTATTAAGGTCTTATCCCCTACATCGCTTTGACCTGATTGATTCCTCACGATACCACCTGTTGCGAATTTCTGAGTTGCAATAGTTGAGATTTGAGCAGCACCCGCAGCACCTACCGCAGAAGCATTTATGAAGTTTACAGGAGGTGGCGCACTTGCAAGAGCTTTTGAGACACCTAGAGCAGTATTAATCACCGCTTCACCTAAAGCAATGCCTTTTCTTAGCTTGGCGTTCTTTCTGCTTTTACCTAGTGCATTTTGTGTAATGGTTGAGAGTGAAGATGTTAGAGCAAAAGCTAGATTCCATTCTGCTTGCTTAAGAGCTTTGCGTTTTTCACTCTCTATTCTTTCGTTCTCTGTGATTTCTTTTTGAGATTCCTTGTGCTTTGCCACTTCTTCGTCAAGTCTAATAAATCTTCTTTCAATTTCTCTATCTCTAGCTTCACCCTCAAGAATTAAAGCATCTTTTTTTCTTTGGTTTCTTTCCTCTAAAATCTCTTTCTCTTTTTCTTGTAGTTCTTTAAGCTCTTTTAGAGTTTTATCTTTCATATCCTTTGTGGCGTTTGTAGTTGCTTGAGTTTTCTCTTTGTATTTTTTAACAGGAACTCCATTAACCATTTTATCCCAACCCCTAGACATTTCTGCAAGGTTGTCAGTTAATGCTTCTTCACTATTTCTCATTCCTGCTATAAATTTCTCATTGAATTTATCTACTGAGACTCTAGCACTTTCAAGGTTTTTAATCCAGCTATCAGGTACGAATTTTGAAGGAACTGCTTTTAGTATTTTTTCGTACACTATAATTGACCACTCTGCCCATTTTCCAAGCGTGAGCATTAAACTTGATACACCTAAATCCACAACTCTACTAAATGAAGTGAAGGCACCCATAAGGAACTCAAAACCTGCCCCCATTCGTGCAAAGAATCCACTATCTAAAAGCTCATTCATTACACCTACAATAGATTTCAAACCGCTTTTAACTGAGTCAAAAAGACCACCTGAGCCTAATTCTCTAAGCACTCCTTGAAATTGGTCTTTTAAAGTTGAGACTAAACCCCCTAAAGTTTGAGAAAGCTCATTCATACCACCGCTACTCTTTTTCAATTCAGCCTGTAATATGCCCCAAGCCTTTTTCCCTTGCCCAGCTTTAGTTAATTTCTCAATCTCGTTTCTAGTAGAGCCTGTCACTAAACCTAACTCTTGAAGCCTTGCCATAGACTCGCCAATAGGTCTATTTGCTTGTAAACCACTATAAGCCCTACCAACGTGAACCGCAAGATTCTCAAAGCTCTCGCCACTAATAGCAGAAGCATCGCCCACCATTCTCAAGCCTTCGCCTGTGCTTAATAAGTTACCGCCAAGAGTCTGCAAAATCCTTGAAGCATTAGCTACCTGCTCAAGTTGAAATGGCGTAGTTTGTGCGAACTTGGAAAGCTCTTGCATTCTAGCTTTTGCGCTCTCGGTATCACCTAAAAGCACCTTGAACTGAGTCTCTAACTTTTCCATTTCTGAACCAGCAGAAATAATGGACTTTGTGAAAGCACCTACACCTACGACACCTAAAGACACCATAGCACCTTTTAAGCTAATTAGTTGCGAACCAAAACCTTTAAAAGAGTCTTTTGTCTTGCCTATTTCACTAGATACACCCTTAGCCATTTTACTTGAGCTTTCTTGTATCTTTTTTAAAGTAGGACTCATTTTGTCAATTAATATTGCTCTTGCGGTTATATCTGACATCTAGCTATATCCTTCGTTGTTTACATTAGGTCTTTTCCAAAACTCTAAGTAACTTTCATAAACATTTTTTGCTTCCAAAAATCGCAAATTACAATCGTCAAAACTAGGCGCAGTTCCTTGAAACTCTTTATAATATGAGTACTCTTCAAACCAATCTAAAAGCACAGGAGGTATATGCTTTTTTGGGTGATCATAATACTCATAAATAGTCTCTCCATCAGTATCATCGTAAAATAGGGCAGTCATTTTGCTAAAGTCTGCGGTTTCATAATCTATATCTCTGTCACCGCAAACAATAGCACCGCAATGACTACCCGCTAGAACTTTAAACCAAGCTCCTCCTGAGAAGTCAAACCGCTAATTTTCACTAATTCAGTAATGATACCAGCTTGAATAATTGAAGGAATTTGCATAAATAACTCAAAGCTCAAAGTTCCATTTGAACCTGTCTCAAACTCTATTAATTCACCACTTGCAGTCTTGAAATTACTCCAACCCACTACATAATCCTTAACTAGCTTGAGTAGTTTTTCGTTCTCGTCTGAACCGCTCAAAATAGATTCTTCTCTTTCGGGATTTGAAAGAATTAAAGTAGCATCTCGCCTAATTTTTACTTGATGAATATTAAACTCTTTTTTTGCTTTAACATCTAACTGCTTTAGCTCAAAAGTAGGTCTATACTCTTTAGGCAGGACTTCTTTTCCATCTATTTTTGGATTATAAGTAAACTTGTGCGTAGCACTTTGAGATAGAGGTAGGAACTTTAAAAGCTCTGATTCATCTAATTTTTGGATTTTAATTTTCTTTTCCATAATTTGCCCTTTTTAGAAAAAACGGGAGGCTTTACCCTCCCTTGTTAGTTTAAGCAGTTGCGCCTTGTAATAGTTGCCAAGTTGCTTCGTCTGAGATATTAGCGTTCGTTCCGCTATTTCTGTTTAGCTTCAAGGTTAGCTCATATCCTAAGCGTCCGTTAATATCGGTCTTAGAATAATTAACCACCTGAGCTACAGGTGCGGTGAATGTAAATGAACCAAACGATAAAACAACTTCGGCTTCTGTGTTATCCTTGACTACATCGTAAGGATTATAACTTGAAGCAGTTGGAGCGTTCATCGTAATGGTCATTGTAGGCATTCTATTAACAATAGTTGCATATTTAATGCCTGTGGCTTCACTTGGGCATTGTAAGTACTCAATTGTATTCCCTGCATTAAAAGAGAAGCTCTGAACACAGAAAGCAGTGCCACCAATGGTAGAAGTGCCATTTAAGAAACTTGCGCCCACAGAAGTATCAGGAGAGGTTAGAGCTAAAATATCACCATTAGCAACATCTGCTAAGGTTGTAAATGCACCTTTCCACTCGTAATCTATCTTGAGGGGTGAGCCTACGCCTTCCGCACTTAGAGTAAAGTTACCCATAACACCTTTTGCAGTGTCTTGCAAGCCTACAGGAGTACCATCGTCTGAGATTTCCACATTCGCAAATGTAGAAGTCTGAGAGTCACCTGCTTGTAATGGCTCATATCCGTAGCCTGTAGTAGTGTATTGAGTACCTACCGCACCGCAAGATTCTAGCAATTTACCCCACTTAGGAGCGGTTCCTAGTGTTGCTCCTTGAGATAGCTTTGTGAAGCTCGTGAAAGTCGCACCTTTAATGCCTGAAATAGCAGTATCACCACCATAGTCACCTGTTGCGAATTTACTCTCTGTGTCACCACCTTGTAAGTCAGGAGTGAATTCAATACCCCTCATTCTTACATTAAAATCCGCATCTGCTAAGGTTTCCGCAGTTCCCTTAACACTCTCTCTTTTTGCTACTAATATGCGTTTTGCAATATTAAAACTTGTCATTTTTGTTTATCTCCTTTAACAAGCGATCAAGGTTGGGTCTTGTCTATCTTGCGTGTATTGTAGTCTAAATTTAAAAATTCTTCTTTCGGGAATATAAAGAGAATTGCTTGTAAAATACTCTGTTTCATATCCCATATACATAAAGCTAGTCGCACCTACTGAACCTAGTGCGGTTCCTTGTTGCCCACTATCCGCAAATAACTTCTTAAGGTCATCTTCTGCAAGGTCTAGCTCGTCCTCACCGCTTCTTTGTGGGTCTAGTGCGCTATCAGTCTGCTTACAATGTACAATAAGCTCAACGATAGCCATATTGTCATAAGCACCAAAGTTGGTCTGTCCATCTTCAAAATCTAAATTCTCTTCCGTTGGTATTCTTACATAGAAATTAGGAAAGCTAGTCAAAGCTAAATCACGATTAAAAGAACTATT